TATGACACTGCCAGCAAACAACTACATTATAAACTATTCCAGGATCTGTGTCAACAGTTTGAAATAGTTAGCAAAGTAATAAGGCTAAGTACTACACCACAGACATTCACAAGGATTGGTTAATTGGCTAAAACACTAGACGGTGTGCTTATTAAAAAGGCATATCAAAAAGAAAACTTTTCAACACAAGAATTTACAGAGTTTGCAAAATGCGCAGACCCTGTCAATGGTGTAAAGTACTTCATGAATAACTTCTTTAACATTCAGCATCCTACCAAGGGACGCATGGTGTATAAAGCGTTTGAATACCAAGAAAAACTACTGGATGTATATCACAACTATCGCTTTAACATTAACATGCTACCTAGACAAACAGGCAAATCAACTACTGCAGCAGGCTATTTGCTGTGGTATGCTATGTTTGTGCCAGACAGTGTAATCCTTATTGCAGCACACAAGTATGCCGGTGCGCAGGAGATTATGCAGCGTATTCGTTATGCTTATGAACTATGTCCTAATCACATTCGTGCTGGTGTTACTAGTTATAACAAGGGCAGTATTGACTTTGACAATGGTAGTCGTATTGTAGCACAAGCAACCACTGATAACACTGGACGAGGCATGAGTATTACACTGCTATACTGTGACGAGTTTGCGTTTGTGCGTCCTAGCATTGCTCGTGAGTTCTGGACAAGTATTTCACCTACACTAGCAACAGGTGGTAAGGCGATTATTACAAGCACACCTAACAGTGATGAGGATCAGTTTGCTACTATTTGGCGTGATGCTAACAAGCAATTTGATGCAGAAGGCAATGAAACAGACATTGGCATTAACGGTTTTAAGAGCTATCAGAGCTATTGGTGGGAACATCCAGACAGAGATGAACAGTGGAAAGCAGAAGAACTAGGCCGTATTGGTGAAGAACGCTTTAGACGAGAGCATGAGTGCGAGTTTATCATTTACGATGAGACACTTATTGACAGTATGATACTTACTAACATGCGTGGTGAAGATCCTGCATTTAGACATGGTGCTGTGCGCTGGTACAAAGCACCAAGTCGAGGTATGGCATACCTAGTAGGACTTGATCCTAGTTTAGGCACAGGCGGAGATCCTGCTGCTATACAAATATTTGAAGTTCCTAGCATGGAACAAGTGGGTGAATGGAGTCACAATAAAACTCCTATTCCACAGCAAATCCGTATACTTGTGGACATTAACAAGTACCTAGTAGAGCATTGCGGTGATAACAACAGTGTGTATTACAGTGTGGAAAACAATACTATTGGCGAAGCAGCACTGCAAAGCATTGCTGAAATAGGCGAAGAAAACATCCCTGGATACTTTTTAAGTGAACCAAAACAACACGGCAACAGTAGAGTGTTTAGACGAGGATTTAATACCACACATCGTAGCAAACTTGCTGTGTGTGCCAAGTTTAAAACACTGGTAGAAACAGAAAAAGTAAAGATTAAAAGTAAAATGCTTATCAGTGAACTTAAAAGTTTCATTGCCAGCGGCAACAGTTATGCGGCAAAAATAGGCGATACGGACGATCTTGTTATGAGCACAATGCTTATTATGCGTATGGCACAAACACTTAAGAGTTACAATCCAGAGCTTGAAAACCATATCCGTGATGCTAATGACTATGATCAGGAGCCTATGCCTTTTATAATGATTTAATGCACACCAAGCATAAATACACACATGAGAAGCGTAGATAACATAGCAGAAGAACTGTTTGACAAGATTCGTAGTCGTGTCGCTAACATTAAGTTGGGGGACGAAAATGGTGCGGTAACTACTGATCCACAGCAAGCAAGATTCTTTGAATTTAACTTTAAACACAGAGATTTGCCAATTGGCGCAGTCACTATTAGCCTCAACGAAGAAGGTATACTACAAGTTTACTTTCCTAACAGTATGGTTGAAGATGCAGATAGCGGCACAGCAGATGCTTGGTATGGATTTTTAAAAGAATTGAGCAGATTCAGTGCAAGAAATATGCTTAACTATGAAACTCATAATGTAACAAAAGAGAGACTTGATAAAAAAGATTATCAGTTTTTAACACAACGTAACCAGGACGAAGTGATGGAAAACAGACTACACGGAACAAGCCAAAAAAGTTTCCTAGAAACAGGTACAGCGAAACTTATCATCAAACACAGTAAGACAGTTGATGAAACAAAGATGGGCGCAAGAAGTCGCAACATCAGTGCTATCTACATTGAGAACAGTGAAGGCGAACGCTTTAAGTTTGCTAACAATTATCTTCCTGGTGCAAGAGCAATGGCAAGACATGTGTCAAACGAAGGTCATACCCGTGATGATCGTGGTCAACACATTGTTGAGATTATGAAAGAAATGACAGATCTTAAAACATTTGTTCGTGGTGTAAAGCGTGAAGAGTATGTAAATGAGGATGCGCAGGAAGTTATTGATGCTGCAACCGACAGATACTATGGACTAAAAGACACACTGAAAGCAATCAGTAGTGCAAAAGGCTATAATGATTACTTTGAAAACTGGGTACCTGGCGCAGTCGAAGTAGAAGAAAATGATATCGAAGATCTTAAACAAAAGCTAACTCGTGAAGTATATGATGACAGACTCACAGATAGTTTACCTAGTGTGAGAAAAGCAATGGATTATAAAGCAAACATGGAAGCAAAAGGCAGCGACGAAGAAGAACTAGATGCTCCAATTAAACCTTACTTTGATAGGTCAGTAGATCCAGCAGAGCCAAAAGAAATTGAAAAGCAAACAGCAAATCTTGCTAAAGGTTCTCAGTCACTAAGTGATATTGCAGACAGTGATGATGACATTGAGGTTTACAACAATCAAGCAGACATTGCTGAACTCAACAACTATATGCAGTTTATGAAGAACAGCGATATGGAAAACACTAAAAAGAATCGCAGTATTCTAGTTGCTATTATGAAATATTTGGCAAACAACATGACCAATGATGCTGCAGCAAACACTGTAAGTGAAATTGAACTAGATGATCCGGCACAGCAAGCAACTGCATTAAAACTTGCAAAGAAATATTTACAGGGCAAAATAGAAATTAAGCAACCTAAGGCTAAGAAAGATTTATACGGCAAAGAAAAGACTGAAAGCGCAACATTTGAATCATATGCACAGCGTATGGACATGGTTGCAGAAGGCACATGGGCACTACCAGAAACAGAAGAAGAAGCAAATAAGATTGCGGCAATGATGGCTAACCCTATTGCACTTGGTGATGGCGGTGATGATGCTGTTAACGCACTTGGCGGTCTACTAGGTGATGATGAACTATTTGATGACCTAGGCACTGCAGGTGACAAAGATCCAGAAGCGGATGCTCGTCCAATCATTATTGGATGGATGATGGACCACACTGATTGGGAAAATGAAACATACAGTGAAATGATTAAAATGGCACTGGCTAAGATCAAGGCTGAAGGCAATGACAGCGAAATGGTTATCCCAAGAACATTTGGCAACCCACGCATGCCAGCAAATACAAGTGCTACACAGGGCGAGCGTATGGGCAGTAATGCAGACGACATGAAAGAAGCAGATTATGATCTTTCAACACTAGACGGCAAATACGGCAATGAACCTGTAAAAGGTAAAGAAGGTATTCTACAAACTGATGTAGAGGACGATGTAAATGATATTGCAGCAACAATGGAAGAAGATCCAGAGTTGGAAAATTTTGCTATGGCATTTGAAAAATCAGTATATGCAAGTGGTGACACAAGCCCAGAAGGCATTAGAGCAGCACTTGAAGAAGTACTGCCAGATTATATTGCAGGTTCTAGAATTGAAGACCTAATGAAAGTAATCGAAGGCGTAAATGAAGGCAAAATGAGCGATCTACATCAACACATTGGTGAAATGATTGCAGACGGCGCCAGTAATGAAGAAATCAAAAAGATGCATCCAGGTGTAAGTGACAGAGATATTAACAGTATCCGTAGTGAAATGGATGAATCAGTACAGTTTGAAGAAGTTCAGGAAGTAGACGAAGTGGCGGAAAGCATTGCAAAGATGGCAGCAATGGCAGGCGTAGGGTCAAAAGCGAAGAGCAACCACGGCATACACGAAGGCGAAGCAGGATACCAATTGACACCAAGAAGTATTGTAGCAAGAGAAATGCGTAAACTACAGGACATCGAACGAGGCTCAAAGTAAACCAATTTATAGGGAGGAAAGCAGTGCTACGGCACTGCTTTTTTTTATCAAAAAAATCACAAGAAAGTTATTGACTAGATAAATAAAAGCGCATATACTGTATAAACATTACAGTATGTGAATAGGCACATACAATACTAACAAAGGCACATATAGGAGAAAATAATGGCATCTTTGGCAGAAATTAGAGCAAAACTAAAATCACAAGAATCACGCAGTGAGCGTACAGGCGGCGGCGACAACGCAATTTACCCACATTGGAATATCCCAGAAGGCAGTACTGCAGCAGTGCGTTTCCTTCCTGACGGCGATCCTAACAACACATTTTTCTGGGCTGAAAGGCTTATGATTCGTTTACCATTTAATGGTGTAAAAAACGACATGAACAGCAAGCCGGTAGTGGTACAAGTACCCTGTGTTGAAATGTGGAACGAAACCTGTCCAGTACTAAGTGAAGTTCGTGGTTGGTTCAAAGATAGTTCACTAGAAGAAATGGGACGCAAATATTGGAAGAAGCGTAGTTACATCTTCCAGGGATTTGTAAATGAAAACCCACTTCAAGAAGATACACCTGAGAATCCAATTCGCAGATTTGTTATCTCGCCAAGCATCTTTAACTTGATTAAAGACGCACTAATGGATCCGGATATCCAAGAAATGCCCACTGACTATACCCAGGGATTGGACTTCCGTATTACAAAAACCACTAAAGGTCAGTATGCAGATTACAGCACCAGTAAATGGGCTCGTAAAGAAACTGCTATTACTGAAGCACAAGCGCAGGCTATTGAAACAAGCGGCTTGCACACACTTAGTGATTTCCTCCCTAAGAAACCTACTGAAGTAGAATTGCAGTGCATTAAAGAGATGTTCGAAGCAAGTGTAGATGGGCAGCCCTACGACGTTGAGCGTTGGGGGCAGTATTATCGTCCATATGGTATTGACGCTCCTGCGAGTTCCTCAAACTCTAGTACGTCTACTGCAACGGCAGCGCCAGCTACCCCAGCACCTGCTCCGGCAGCAACTCCTTCACCAATCGCAGCGGCACCTGCTCCTGCTCCACAAGTTGAAACTGTGGCAGCACCGGTAGCAGCACCTGAAGGTGAAAGTAAGCGGGCAGAAGACATCCTTGCGATGATCCGTAACCGCCAATCATAAGGCACAGAGGGCGGCAGCAATGTCGCCCTCATTTATACCTAATGAAATTAGTTTTTGAAAATACCGGCGATGAATTGCTGTTTGATGCTGTCAATCATGAAGCCTTAGAGCTTTTTGAAAACAGCTTATTTTTGAGTAATAATCAGTACAATGCTGTTGCAGACTTATGGCAGCAGATAAATTACTGTGCCGATATAATTAATAAATTTCTTGAATCTTCAGAAATACGGCTCGAATTTCCTAAGTTGTATTCACTAAGTCAACGAGACTTAAATTATATGCATGCAGTTTGGGCAAATCTATATAATTACCATATGTTTAAAATTTTAGATCATAAATCATTTATAGAGTTTTTTGAAGATGAATCAGAAGAAAAATCTCTTAGCGAAATTACACAAAGATTATCAGATCCTGAGATCAAAAAGTCATTTGAAAATTATAATCATTTGATTCATAATATAGAAGTACATTTTGGCACTAATAAGATGTTTTCTACAAAAGATCAAATTTGGGTCGATACACCAAATATGAAGTATAAAACTAGTAATGATATTGCAAATTTAAGTATACCAAGCAGTTTTGTTGGACGTACTTTAGAAAATAAATTTAGATATTTTGATGATAATTTAGAATTCTCAGATGAAAACAATTGGGATCAAACTCCGCATAAATTAAATATAAACTTTGGAAAATCCAGGACTATACCTTACAGTAAAGAGTATATAGATTGGTGTAAAAGATTGCAAAGAAAACCACTTGGGCATTATTTAAATGTGGGAAACTTTGTAAATATAGACGAAAACTTGACTACATATAGAACAATTATGTATAATAATACACAAGCAGGAAATTCATTCTCGATAAGGAAGTAAAAATGGCAAAACCGTTCGACGTAAGCAAATTTAGAAAAGACATTACAAAAAGTATTGATGGACTAAGCATTGGATTTCACGATCCAACAGATTGGATCAGCACAGGCAGTTATGCACTTAACTATCTTATTAGTGGAGACTTTTATCGTGGTGTGCCGATGGGCAAAGTCACAGTGTTTGCTGGTGAATCAGGCGCAGGCAAGAGTTACTTTGCTAGTGGCAATATTATTAGAGCTGCACAAGAACAAGGTATCTTTGTTGTGGTGATTGACAGTGAGAACGCACTAGACGAAAGTTGGTTACATGCACTAGGTGTTGACACAGATGAAAGCAAACTGCTTAAACTAAGCATGAGCATGATTGATGATGTCGCTAAAACATTCAGTACATTTATGGCAGACTACAAAGCAATGGCAGAAGAAGATCGTCCAAAGGTACTATTTGTACTTGATAGTTTGGGTATGATGATGACACCTACAGATGTTGACCAGTTTAACAAGGGTGATATGAAAGGTGATATGGGACGTAAACCTAAGGCACTTACTAGTCTTGTGCGTAACACAGTAAACATGATTGGTAGTTACAATGTAGGCATGGTATGTACTAACCATACATATGCAAGTCAGGATATGTTTGATCCAGATGACAAGATCTCAGGCGGACAAGGCTTTATCTATGCTAGTAGTATTGTTATCGCAATGCGTAAACTTAAACTAAAAGAAGATTTAGATGGCAACAAGACTACTACTGTAAACGGTATTCGTGCAGCATGTAAAGTTATGAAAACACGTTATAGTAAGCCGTTTGAAGCTGTACAGGTTAAGATTCCATACGAAACAGGCATGGATCCCTACAGCGGATTGCTTGACTTGTTTGAAGCAAAAGGCATGCTTACAAAGCAAGGTAATCGACTAAAGTATACAACTACTTCCGGTGAAGAAATGTTAGAGTTCCGCAAAGGCTGGACAGGAGATAAACTTCAGGTTATTATGGATGACATTAGTAATGCAGATGGACTAAGTATTGATGATATCGTTGATGGTGCAGTAACAGAAGATGTTATTGATCCAGAAACAGGCGAAGTATTAGAGGAAAACAATGAGTGACGTTGAAGTTGTAATTGACGCTTATAAAATTCTTAAAGAGTATATCCCAGCAAAGGATAGACAGTTAGCAAGCGATCATTTTGTAGAAGATATGCAAGAGATTCTTGATGAACAAGATCTGTTTAAACTTGGTGGTGTAGACAAATATCTCAAAGCAAGTGTAAAAGATTTGCTTGGAGAAGAGGACTTCGAATTCGAAGATGATGAGTATTGAGCCAATACTACAACAGAATTGTAAATGACTTAGGTGCTATTCCAAGTTTCATTAATTACTATGAAAGCGAATTGGAAGAAGCAAAGCGCGAGTGTCATGTTAAAGGTATTGTAGAAAAGAATATTACTGCACTACCAGGTATTACTGAGCATCGTTTCAATCAACTACAAGAGATTGAAGCGGTGCTTAACTACCTCAACATACAACTGCGTAAGATCAGACGTAAGCATTTCCAAAAGTATTTGGAAGGATACGCCCGTGCGTTAACAAGTCGAGATGCAGAAAAGTATGTAGATGGTGAAGATGAAGTTATTGACTTTGAAACTATTATTAACGAAGTAGCATTACTACGCAATAGGTGGCTAGGCATTATGAAAGGCTTGGACACAAAGCAGTGGCAAATGGGACACGTTGTTCGTTTGCGCACAGCAGGTATGGAAGATATTAGAATTGACTGATATAACATTAGGCGAACAAACGCTGGAGTTTCTCAATCAGTTTGATGACTTTAAGCGCAGTATTAAACACATGGCTGACCTAGGATGTGGCAATGGCGCCCATTTAGAGTATTGGGCAAACATGCGTGATACTAATGAAGATGGCGAGCCAGGCAGATACTTGGATATTGCGTGTCACGGCATTGATTTAAACTGCGAACATATCAAACCTCAGCGTCACAATATCACTTACAAGAACCATGATCTCAACACCGATACTCCTATGCTAAGTGTGAAGGTAGATGTTGTATGGTGTCACGATGTTATGCAATACATCTACAGTCCACTAGAGTTTTTAGGGCGTGTTAATCGTGCAATGACCATGGGAGGCATGCTTTACTTGAATGTACCCAGCACAGTGAATGTGCTGCAGCATAGATTTCAGCACTATACACCTCCCGGTCATTACAATACATTTACTGTAACACAAATATTATATTTGCTTGCACTAAATGGATTTGATGTAAAAGACTACTATTTGCAAAAGCGCAAGTTTGAGGACATTATTCAAGTAGTTGTGTATAAAGAAAGAGATTCACTACCTTACACTACAACTTGGTATAGTATGGTAGAACAAGGCTTTGTAAATGCAAACATGGAAGAAGTAATCATGCAGAACGGCATACTTAAAGATCAAGGACTGGTTACTACTTGGTTAGATGGCACTGTACAAGATTATAGATGGCACACTAGTTAAGTCACAAAAAAAGCAGCGGAAACGCTGCTTTTTTATTATCCTAAATTTAAATTAGAATTTTACTGCAAGACCTAGTGCTGTAGTTTTTTCACTAGCAGTCTTGTCATCTTCTGTCATTTCAGCAAATGCAACTAGACCTGGTGCTACAGTATACTGTGCGCCAAATGTAATTTCATCACTTGAAACTGTACCAGCTGATTCAGCTTTCATTGTTTCAACGCCAACTTTAAGTGCATCAATTGTGTATGTTGCGCCCATTGTAGTTGTGTCTGTGTCAACGCCAGCAGCAGTTGTGTCTGTATGAATTTCATATGCAAGACCAATTGGACCTAGTGCACCAGTTACATTCATAAGAGTTGCTTCTGTGTCATCAGCATTTTTCATCTGACCTGCACCAACAGTTGCGATACTGCCGATTGCATATGTACCACTGTATGCATAGCCTTCTTTAGCCGCTGTGCCATAGTCTGTGCCAGTTGCGTTACTGATGTTAAGTGTTAGACCTGTGATAGGTGACAAACTAAGGATTGATGAATGGTTTGCACTTGGTGAACCATTGCCCAATACATATGTAAAGTCTGTCTTATCGTCGATTGCGTCAAGCGCACTGTCTACATCACCTAGATCAAGTTTAAACTGATCGTTGCTGATTGTTAGGCTGTTTCCGCCATCATCAGCACCAGCCTGGTTGATGTTAAAGTCTGCACCAAATGTCAAGCCTGTGTCTGTTGTAGTTTTTGCTACAAAGTTAATGTCACCATCCATTGCTGTTGATGTTGTTCCGTCGTTGTCCTGGTATGACCATTCCATGTCGCCGCCGATAGTTACAT